ATAAAACACGTATTGAAATTTCTTTACCTAGAATGTCTTTTGAGCTTTTAGGTTTTGTTTATGATCCAACAAGAAGATTAAATAAAACAAACAAAAAAGTTTGTACTTCTGGTAGTAATGCAACATATATTTATTCTGAAGTGCCGTATAATTTTGTGTTTGGATTTAATGTGTTTACAAGAAATTTAGAAGAAAATTTTCAAATAATGGAACAAATATTACCGTATTTTGGACCAGAGTTTGTAATTTCTTTAAATATGAATTCTATGCAACAGGGAGTAAAAATTCCAATTTCTTTAAACACAACTACACTAACACAAGAATATGAAGGCGATTTTAGCACAAGACGGTTTATTGTTAGTTCTTATCAATTTATTGCAAAATCGTACGTTTACGGCGAAATTAAGAGTAGTATTCCTGTAATCGATACTGTCAATTATCAAGCTTTGAATTTTAATATATCAGGAATAACTTACGATTCGTTTGGTTTAACTGGATAAATAATTATATGGAACCTACTGATATTATATCAAAAACTCTAGGAATAGAGTTTAATGCACCTGAACCTATAAAAATAATAAAGCCCGAAACTGGTATAGCTGGTACTAGTTTGGATGTGGATTTTAATTATGTTCGAGACAACATAAAAGGACTTATTGATAACGGTTCTTGTGCAGTGGACGAGATCCTTAAAGTTGCAAAAGCTGGTGACTCACCAAGAGCGTATGAAGTTCTTGGACAGTTATTAAAGACGGTCTCGGAGATGAATAAAGATTTGATTGATCTATATCAGAAGTCTAAAGCAATCAAAAAAGAAGAAATTAAAGTTAATCATACCACCAACAATTCTATCTATGTTGGTTCTACTAGTGAGCTGCAAGATCTAATAAACAAAGATCGCAGCAGAAACAAGGCTCTTGACAGCCAGAAGTTTTTAGACGATGGGGTATAAAAAGAAATCAGGTTATCTTGGTAATCCTAATCTGAAAGAGATTGGTGTTACCATTGAATTTACCAAAGAACAAGTTGAAGAGTATATCAAGTGTGCTAATGATCCGGTGTATTTTATTAAAAAATACATCAAGATTGTAACCACCGATAAAGGTCTTGAGTCTTTTGGGTTGTATGATTATCAGGAAGATATTGTTAGAACAATCCAAGATAATCGCTTTGTTATTGCCAAGCTACCTCGACAGACCGGTAAAACCACAACCACAGTTGCGTGGATGGTTCATTATCTTATATTCAATCAAAACGTAAATATAGCAATTCTTGCCAACAAGATGAAGACTGCTATGGAAATTATGAAGCGGTTGAAAGAAGCTTACGAGTATCTTCCAAAATGGCTTCAACACGGCGTTGTCGAGTGGAACAAGACTTCTATTCAGTTAGAAAATGGATCTCGTGTATTAGCTTCTGCCACCTCTGCTTCTGCTGTCCGTGGTGGTTCGTATAACGTAATCTTTATGGACGAGTTTGCTCACGTTCCAGCCAATATTGCGGATGAGTTTTTCAGCTCGGTATATCCAACTCTTACATCCGGTCAAACCACTAAAGTTATCATAGTATCGACCCCAAACGGTTTAAACATGTTTTACAACCTGTGGCAGGGAGCGTCTAGGAAGACCGGAGAAGAAGGAAAGAATGAATACGTTCCAGTGGAGGTGCATTGGAGCCAAGTTCCTTTGTATCCGGGTGGTCCTCTTCGTGATGAAAAATGGAAAGAAAGAACCATCAAACAGTTGGGTGGTGGTTCTGGTGGTGAACAAAAGTTTAAGAGCGAATACGATTGTGATTTTATTGGATCGTCTAACACACTTATTTCCACAGCTAAACTTCATACTTTAGTTGCAAAATCACCGCAAACTAAAACAAAAGAAGGTCTTACTGTCTACGAAGAACCTAAAGAAAATAGAGCGTATGTTATAACTGTAGACACTTCTAGAGGCCAGGGTAAAGATTACAGTGCTGCTGTTGTGTTTGACATTACAGAAGCACCGTATCGAATAGTAGCAAAATACAGAAATAACATAATATCGCCCATGCTTTACCCAACCATATTGGCTGCGTTGGGTAGAAAATATAATACAGCCTACATGTTAATTGAAGTAAATGATATTGGCGGGCAGGTTGCAGACATTTTGCATTACGATCTAGAATACGATAATCTACTGACCAGCATGAATAAAGGTAGAAGTGGCATGGTACTTAACGGTGGGTTTGGTAAAGGCGAAACCTTATTAGGTGTTAGAACTACTGCTGTTGTTAAAAAATTAGGATGTTCCATACTGAAGAGCCTGATAGAACAAGACAAGCTATTAATTCAAGACGAAGAAACAATAAAAGAACTGCTGTCATTTATTGCAAAGTGGAACAGTTTTTCAGCGGATGATGGTCATACAGACGATTTAGTTATGTGTTTGGTTTTATTTTCTTGGGTTACCAAACAACCATATTTTAAAGAAATTACCAATATTGACATTAGAAAAGAGCTATTTGAAGGTGAAATTAAAAAAATAGAAGAAGACGATTGGTTTAGTTTTGGGTTTATTTCAGGCATGGATGAAGATCCAATCATAGAAAATAAGCCGTCTGACGACCAAGACAACTGGATCAAGGCTTAACTCTCCAAAAATATAAATAAATACGAAAAGTAAAAATATTCTAGGAGAAAAAATGTCAGTATTTACCACACAAACCAACAATTTTACTTCCACTATTACCGGTGAAGGACCTTCTCCTTTAGTTGCAGGTGTTGTTTCTTTCAACGGTTTGGTTAATTTATTTGGTACAACCGGAACTAACGGAACGTCTGAAACCGAAATCGGTTTGATGGGTGTATCTAGTGTTAATCAATGGTTTAGCCGTCTTTACTCTAGAAATGTAGGTTTGTCTGGTCCTACTGGTTCTTGGGCTGGCGAGTGGTGGTCGGTACACAACTATTTACAGTACGGTGGTATTTGTTTCGTGGGAGCTACCGGTTCTACCGGTGATTATTATAGCGCAACCGGCGTTTTAGGTATTACAAATACTCCAATACACAATAAATCTCTTGCTAGAATTGATGTTGTTTTTGAAGCCGGAAATACTTTCTCTGCTGGTGCTGCTGTGAATGCCGCAATGACTAGAAAAGACTGCGTGGCAATTGTTGGCAATTACAAAAGGATTACTGGCATTCCATTAACCACAACATACGCAAATCAACAAGCAGACTTTGGTGTTACTTTTACCAGCGAAAATGTTGTGTATGTTGCTGGTAGAAAGAAATTTACTGCAGGTGTTGGCACAACTGTTAACATTTTAGAAGCAGATTTAAGTCCAGACGTTGCTGGTTGTGTGGCAAGATGTGCCAGAGACGCTAATATTTGGACTTCTCCAGCAGGAAAAACCAGGGGCCGTATTTTAGGCGTAGTTGCAATGCAACAAAACTTCAGTGAAACTGATGTGTCTTACCTGAATGCAGGAGATGTAAATCCCGTAACAGTGTTCCCAGGAGAAGGTACTTTCTTGATGGGAAATAATACTTCATTTACAGGTTCTGGTTATCTAACCAAAATAAATGGCATTTTACTAGTTGCGTATCTAAGAAAACAATTAACTAGTATTGCACAGGTATTTTTGTTTGAAATTAACGATGCAAGAACTAGACAACGAGTTGTGGCTGCTTTAACTCCTGTTTTAGAAGGCGTAAAAACAGGAAATGGAATTTCTGATTATCGAATAGTTTGTGATGAAACAAATAATACTGCTGCTACTATTGCAGATAATAAATTAGTAATTGATGTTTACATTAATCCGTACAACACAGCAGAAACATTAGTCATCACAATTATCAATACAAACACCTCTGAAGCATTCACAGGTTAAGGAAAAATAAATGGATAGCCATTCAATAACAGATTTTATCAACGGATTTGGTGGTGGACATAGAATTAACCGGTTTAGAGTAACTGGTAGTATTCCTACCATTACTGGAACCCAACCTCCTTCTACTGGAAATCCAGTAAATGCTTCTAAAAAAGTAGATTTTACTAATTTTCACGTTAGAGCTGCTTCTCTACCAACTTCACAATTAGGTGTTATTCCTGTAAATTTTAGAGGAAGAACAGTAAATTATCCAGGAGATAGAATATATCAGCCGTGGAATATAGTAGTAATTGATGATAATAAAATTTCAAAAGATTCAGAGAAATCTATATCATTATATAAAGCTTTTCACGAATGGCACGAACGAATAAACAGCCATGTAAATAATATTTCACTTTATGAAACCAACTCTAATACAGATCCAAGCCAACATTTTGCCGGTAGAATAAATACTAATACTGGATCGGTTATTAGTACAAATAATCCAGCGTGGACTATAGAACAACTAGATACTAATGGAGCCAAGACTATAAGAAAGTTTGAATTGTTTCATTGCTGGCCGGTTGCTGTTGGTCCGGTTGAATTAGATATGAGTCAAGATAATGTGTTATCAACGTTTGCTGTTACTGTGGTGTTCAGTCATTTGAAATTTGATCTTAATACTGGTACCAACTCGACATTTATTTAATAGGTGAATTTATATGGAATTAGAACTATTTGGTTTTAGTATAGGCAAAAAGAAACAACAAGAAACTGTCGAGAATCGTGACGTAATCACTCCCGATTCTTATGACGGTTCTTATGTGCTAGAAACCGGTGGTGTTTTTGGTACATACGTTGATTTCTCTGGTGCAATTCGTGATGAAAATCAGATGGTTCAACACTATCGTTCAATGGCTCTTTATCCAGAAGTGGATGCTGCTATTGAAGATATTGTGAACGAAGCTGTAGTTTTAGATCAAGACAGAAAACCAGTAAAGTTAAATTTAGATCACGTAAATTTATCAGACACCATCAAAACAAAGATGTACTCTGAGTTTAATCATATACTAAAACTATTAGACTTTTCAAATCGAGCTGGCGACATTTTTCGTCGGTGGTATATTGACTCCAAGATTTTTTATTATAAGAAAGTAGATAAAAACGATCTACGAAAAGGTATTCTTGAACTGATTCCTATTGATCCAGTAAAGATTAAAAAGATCAGAAAGATTGAAAAAGATAAAGGATATTACGGAGGAATTGGGCCGTTTTCTCCTGTCAAGAGTATTCAAGAGTATTACGTTTACACCGACACAGATAAAGATGCAGCATTTCCAACATCAGGCACTGGTTGGAAAATAGCACCAGATACGGTTGCTTACGCTCACTCTGGTATTATTGATTCGGCAACCAAGCGTGTTGTTGGTTACCTACAAAAAGCTGTTCGTCCTTTAAATCTGCTAAGACAAATTGAAGACGCTGTTGCTATTTACAGAATTTCTCGTGCACCAGAACGTCGTATTTTCTATGTGGACGTTGGTAATCTACCAAAGCAAAAAGCTGAACAATATCTACGTGAATTGATGAATCGATATCGTAACAAGATTCAATACGATCCTGCTACCGGTCAGATTCGTGATGAACGCAACCACATGAGCATGCTTGAAGATTTTTGGATGCCTCGCCGTGAAGGTGGTCGTGGCACAGAAATCAGCACTCTAGACGGTGGCCAAAACCTTGGTCAGATGGAAGACGTTCTGTACCTGCAACAAAAACTGTTCAGAGCATTAGGCGTTCCACTTTCCAGAATGATGGGCGAGAGTGGTTTCAACATGGGTCGATCTGCTGAAATCACCCGAGATGAGGTCAGATTTAATAAATTTATTGATCGTCTACGCCACCGTTTCTGTACCATATTCCTAGACATTCTAAAAACTCAAGTGATCCTTAAGGGAATTATGAGTGAGGAAGACTGGAACAGAATCAATCAAGACATTACTTTCAGATTCAATAACGATTCTTACTTTACTGAATTAAAAAATAATGATATCTTGAGAGAACGATTAGACATTATTGCTGCAGTAACTCCTTACATTGGTAGATTCTTCTCTGGTGAATATATCCGAAAGAATTTCTTAAAGCAGTCTGAAGAAGAAATTTTAGAGATTGATGCTCAAATAAACAGAGAAATGCAAAAACAATTAGAAGCCCAAGAAATGCAGGCGTACCAACAAATGATGTCTGGTGAATCGCCAGAAGAAGAACAAGCTCCAGAAGAGGAAGCATCACAATGAGCATCCCAGAAAAGTTGGTAACCATGATTCTTAGAGGCCATGCAGATAAATTTAAAGCAATTCTGCAAGAAGAATTACAACATCGAGCTTCTATTATCATGGAAGAAATTTACCGTATTGAAACCGGTAAACTATTAGAAAGTGCGGAACAGGCAGCACCACCAGCTGTCGTTTCTGCACCTACACCAACTCCAGTTTCTGTAAAATTCTTACCAGAAAGTGCTTATAAGCTAAGAGATGGAAATATTGGTATTCTAAGCCCAGTGGAGCGAGAAATGGTAGGTAAACTACACGAAAGTCTAAATAATGATAACAAAGAACGAATGGTAAAATTACTCTCAGAATCTCAAGAATCTTTTAACAGAATCTTGAAATTAGCAAAAGCTCAAAATAAAAAGTAAGGAAAATTATGGAAAACAGTCAAAACCTACAATCATTCATAAATCTAGTTGTTAATGAGAATCTGGCACAAGCCAAAGAAGTTCTCAACAATCAACTAAACCAAAAACTCGCTGATGCTTTAGAAAGAAAATTTGAAGAATTTGCTCCCAGCATCTTTGAAGCATTAGATCCTGTCGGCAAAGAAGACGACGATATTGACAATGATGGAGATACTGACAGCACTGACAAGTACCTAAAGAACCGCCGTGACGCTATCGGTAAGGCTATTGAAGGAGAAGATGAGGATGAAGCCGAGGACGAGGAGCAATCTGAGGAAGAAGAAGAAAGTGGGTCCAAAGAAGAAGAAGATGAGGAAGCAGATGAGGACTCAGAAGAAGATGGCGAAGATTCAGAAGAAGAGAAAGACTGAAATCAATGAAACTAATAACCGAGACAGTTGAACAAGTAGAGTTTTTAACCGAAGCAGCTGCTGACGGTGGTAAAAATTATTTCATTGAAGGTACTTTCATGCAAGCTGATACCCTCAATCGAAACAAAAGAATGTACCCAAAACACATTCTGTTAAATGAAGTTAATCGTTACACCAAAGAGTTTGTAAACAACAGCCGTGCTTTCGGTGAACTGAACCATCCAGCAGGCCCTACAGTAAATCTGGATCGAGTTGCTATCATTATTAAAGAGTTTAAATGTGATGGTTCAGACGTTTACGGTAAAGCTAAAGTAATGAGTACTCCCATGGGTGAGATTGTTAAAAATCTTATCAATGAAGGTGCTCGTCTTGGAGTTTCAACTCGTGGTATGGGTTCATTAAAAGCCAAAAACGGATACAATGAAGTTCAACCTGACTTCATGCTCTCTGCTGTAGACATTGTTGCTGATCCTTCAGCTCCTAATGCGTTTGTAAACGGCATCATGGAAGGCAAAGAGTGGATCTGGGATAACGGCATGTTAGTTGAACGTCAAATTGAAGAATACCACCGAGAACTTTCCAGAGCGTCTGCTAGACAATTAGAGTCTAAAGGTATTAAACTTTTTGAAGACTTCCTAAACAAATTAAAATAACCAAAATGAATCAGTATAATTTAAAATTTAAACCAGGAGCTCTTAAGAGTTTATTAGAACAAGCCAGTGGTGGGGGTGCTGGCGGTGGTATGGGAGCTGGCGGTGGAATCACTCTTCCAGATCCGCTTGGTAATACAACATGGGACAAAGTTAAAAATGTAGCTGGACAACTTGGATATGTTAGTAAAGCGGCAACAGCATCTGCTTTAATGGGCACCCCTCCAAAAGAAGTAACAGCAGCAACAACAGGCAGATTGGGTGGTCTAGGATTTTCTAACCAAGGTATTGAAGATCGTATGAAGTACTATAAAGCTGCTATTGGTGGAATAAATCCACTACAAACCGCAGCTAATGCAGCAGGCATGCTTGCTGGAACTATTGGAAACTTACCAGGTGGTTCGGTATTAGCTCAACCTTTTGTTGCAGGTGCTAATTTAGCCCAACAGTGGGCCAGTGCAACCACTGAAGAACCAGCTAAATTAATGACTGCTGCTTTATATGATCCTCGTTCATTAGGAAGAATGAAATAAAAACGTTAAAACTTAGTAAATTATAAATAAACAAGTATTAGGAAAAATAAAATGAAAAAGACACAACAACAACGACCTATAGTTCACGACACAACCGGTAAAGGCACTTTTGATGCCACTGGAAAGGGTGCTTTCCTTGGTACACTAGACACCAGTTCTATGGAAGGACTTGCTCAACGCAATCAAATGAGCCTTCGTCCAGGAAGTGCTGGTCAAGACTCCGGACAAAAAATGGCAGAACCAATTGGAGCTGAACAAGAAGAAGAGAAGAGCATGAACGAACACCTCGTTTCTTTGTTTGGTGGCGAAAATCTTTCAGAAGAATTTATGAACAAAGCTTCTGTAGTTTTTGAAGCTGCTCTTAACGAAAGAACTACCGCTATCCGCGAGCAAGTTCTTCGTGAGAGTGCTGCCATCATCGAAGAAGAAGTCAGCAAGACTGTAAACGAACTAGCTACCCGTCTAGACGAGTACCTAAGCTACGTGGTAGAAGAATGGGTCAAGGAGAACAAGCTTGCTGTAGAGTCCGGTATTCGTACCGAGATCGCTGAAAGCTTTATTGGTGGTCTAAAGAGTCTGTTTGAAACCCACTACATTGAAGTTCCAGAAAAGAAGCACGACATTCTAGAAGATCTGTTCAACGAGAACAGCCAACTAGAAGACGCACTAAACGAGCAAATCAAGGCTAACGTAGGTCTCAACAAAGAGATTGCTGCTGGTCGTGCTCGCACCATCTTCCTAGAAACTGTTGCTGATCTATCTCAAGTAGACGCTGAGAGACTTGCTTCTCTAGCTGAGAGCGTAGAATTTAACAGCCCAGAAGACTTCCAAAACAAACTCACTATTCTCAAGGAAAATTATCTTAAGGCCGCACCCGTAGCTGCCCAAGAAATGGAAACACTTACAGAACAAAGCAACGTTGCAGTAGCATCTGAAGGCCCAATGTCTGTATATGTGAATGCACTGTCACGTCAAACTAAGACTTACTAAAAAATACTAAAGTATAAATAAACTTAAATCAAGGAGAAACTAAAAATGTCAATGGATTTTAACGAAACTACCCCCTACGATACACTCGTAGAAAAATGGAACCCTCTACTAGAACACGAGGCTATTCCTTCAATTTCAGATTCGTACAAGAAAAAGTGTACTGCTATGCTACTAGAAAATCAAGAGAAGGCTCTTCGTGAGCAATATCTTATTGAAGCCCCTGCCAATGCCATGGGTGCAGGCGGTTTCCGAGTAACACAAGCTGCAGGTGGTAATTCTAACCTCGCAGGTTACGACCCCATTCTAATCAGCCTAGTTCGTCGTAGCATGCCAAACTTAATGGCTTACGATCTAGCCGGTGTGCAACCAATGAGTGCACCAACCGGTCTAATCTTTGCCATGCGTTCACGCTATCAGGCTCAAACCGAAAGCGGTAGCGTTGGTGTAGGCCGCGAAGCTCTATTCCAAGAAGCTTTTGCCAAGTTCGGCGGTTCAGGTAACACCTCTGCTGGTGCTGCCACTGCTGCCAGCCAAGGCATCAACCCTATCGGTGTTAGTGGTAGCAATAACGGTGGTTTCCAACAAGGTGCCAACTTTGGTATCCGCGAAACCAGCTTTGATATCAACAGCTTCCGTGGTCTACTAACCAACACTGGTGAAGAATTAGGCGAAAGTGGCAAACTAAACTTCAACCAAATGGCATTCAGCATTGAGCGTCTAGCTGTAGAAGCCAAGACTCGCGCCCTAAAGGCAGAGTACAGCACTGAGCTAGCTCAAGATCTCAAGGCTGTTCACGGTCTCGACGCTGAGAGCGAACTTGCTAACATTCTTAGCACCGAAATTCTCAACGAAATCAACCGCGAGCTAATCTACACCCTATATCGTACTGCCAAGACTGGTTGCCAACAACGCGATCTTGAGAATGGCGGCGTTTACGATCTAAACACCGACTCTGATGGTCGTTGGAGTGCAGAACGCTTCCGTGGTCTCATGTTCCAAATCGAACGTGAAGCTAACCAAATTGCCAAGGAAACTCGTCGTGGTAAGGGCAACTTTGTTGTCTGCTCAAGCGACGTAGCTTCAGCTCTCGCCATGGGTGGCTTCTTAAACCTAACTCCTGCCCTACAAACTCAACTAGAAGTTGATGACACTGGCAACACCTTTGCTGGCGTTCTAAACGGCAAGTTCAAGGTTTACATTGATCCATACGCTGCTGCTGGTGCAAACTTTGCACTAGTCGGCTACCGTGGTGCAAGCCCATACGACGCTGGTGTGTTCTACTGCCCATACGTTCCGCTACAAATGGTACGTGCAGTCGATCAAAACACTTTCCAACCAAAGATTGGCTTCAAGACTCGTTACGGCATGGTAGCCAATCCATTCGCCGAGAACACTGACATCAACGCTCTCGGTGGTAATCAATACTACCGCATCTTTGCTGTCAATAACCTCCACGGTAACACTGGTTTCGGTCTCTGATCTAAACCTTAACTAAAACTAACGCTAAGGGCTCCCCCTAAAAAGGGAGCCCTTTTCGTTTACATAAATATTAACATGACATCAGCATGTAATGACGCCAGTAATCCATTATTAATAAATTATTTTCAATTTGTAATGGATCGAGTTCCCAACTTGGTTTACTTTTGCCAAAGTGCAAATCTACCAGGTATTGGATTTGGTGTTGTGGATCAGCCAACAACTTTAGGCCATCCAGTTAAAGTTCCAACCGGAGCTTTTCGTTTTGAGGATTTAGAATTAACTTTTCGTGTAGACGAAAATTTAAACAATTGGATTGAACTTCAAAATTGGATTGCTACTGCTGGTAACTATTATGATGATTCCAATACTTTGCCGTATTATTCTGATACACCGGGTCAATTAACCAAAACAACAGACGCAACTCTGTTAATTACAAACAGTTCATATCAACCTAAAATCAAAGTTCACTTTAAACACGTATTTCCACAATACGTAAGTGGAATTAATTTTGTGGTAAATGCTCCAGTTTCTACCGAAGCAATTGCCACAGTTAAGTTTGCACACACAGGATATACTATAGAACGACTTGAAACTCCGTAATTTTGTGATATAATATTATTATGAACCTAGATGAATTAAAAGTAATGATTAAAAAGGATCTGGATATTGATCAAACTGCTCTTGATGCAGAGTCTTCCAGAACTCCTCAACTACACAACAAATATTTGGTTATGTTTATGGATGAGAAACTAAAGTTAAAACGAATGAATAGCGAGTTGTCTGTTCTTCGTAGAAACAAATGGCTTTACTATACTGGTCGAATGAGTCAAGAAGAGTTGACTCAGTTTGGTTGGGAGCCGTTTGAATTAAACATTCTAAAGACAGAAGCCGATGATATGATTGAATCGGATACAGATTACATCAAGGCTTCTGAAAAGGTTAACTTTCAAGAAGAAAAAGTTAACTATCTGGAGAGTGTAATTAAAATTGTACAAAATCGTCAATGGCAAATCCGAGCCATGATTGACTGGTTGAAATTTACCCAAGGAGTTTAATTGGCAGATATACGTATCACACAACCTGATGCTGTCGATTTAAAGGTCGAGTGTGATCGTTCTTTAGCCAGAGAACTAAACGGTTATTTTACGTTTACTGTTCCTAATTTTCAATACACCCCAGCATTTAAAAAACGTCTTTGGGATGGAAAAATTCGTCTTTTTAATCTATACACCCAGACTATTTACGCAGGTCTCACGGACCTTGTAATTAAGTTTGCCAAAGATCGTGGGTACACTTGGGAGCATATTCCAGTTCCATACGATACCCCGAAGCCAGAGGAAGTCAAGCAATTCATTCAAAGTTTACCACTCAGTGCAGGCGGCAAACCTATCCAACCATACGATTACCAGGTAGAGGCCGTTCAACACGCTCTGAATCGATCCAGGGCTCTCCTGGTGTCTCCTACAGGCTCTGGTAAGTCTATGATGATCTACCTGCTGTGTCGTTGGATGTTGGATAAGAACCCTACAGGGAAGTTGCTGATAATTGTTCCAACCACCAGTCTGGTTGCTCAGATGTTGGCAGATTTTCGGGATTATTCCAAACAAGACTCGTGGAAAGCGGATCGGAATATCCATACTGTAATGTCTGGAAAAGATAAAACTTCTACTAAAAGAATAATTATTTCCACTTGGCAAAGTATTTACAATCAGCCGTTCACCTACTTTGACGATTTTATGGGAGTGTTCGGAGACGAGTGCCATTTATTCAAAGCTAAATCTCTTGCGTCTATCATGAGCAAAGCTAAAAAAACCAAATACCGTATAGGCACAACCGGTACTTTGGACGGCACACAAACCCATAAACTGGTTATTGAGGGATTGTTTGGACCAACATACCACACAACCACAACCAAAAAATTAATTGATCAAGACTTACTTTCACAAATCAATATTGATTGTTTACAACTTCAGTACTCTCCAGAAGATATTCAAACAACAAAAAAGATGACTTACGTGGACGAGATTCGTTGGGTTGTAAGTAATTCTAGACGCAATCAATTTATTAAAAACCTGTGTAGTAAGCTGACAGGTAACACTTTAGTTCTTTTCAACTTTGTGGAACTGCAAGGAAAGCCGTTACACGAAATACTACAAAAGGATTCCACAAAACCGGTTTACTTTATTCACGGTCAAACTGAAGTAGACGAACGTGAACAAATTCGTAAAGCGGTAGATAAAGGATCAGACTCTATATTATTAGCTTCTTACGGAACTTGCAGTACTGGTATTAATATTAAAAATATTCACAACGTAGTTTTTGCT